TGGGATAGCGGGTTAATTTCAAGGGGGGGGGTGAAACGGCGTGAGCGAACGACACGATAGGTTATGTAAAAACTGTCTACACGTGAAATATCGGAAAACTGGTATTATGTCGGGCGTGTACTGGTGCAGTAAGGTTGGAAACGGACGTGAAGGAACGTCAATCGGTGTTCATCCGTGGAAGAATACACCCCATCCGAAATGTCCTTTGAGAAAGGGGGTAAAAAGTGATGAACGAGTTTACAGACAGAATCCGAATGGAAATTGTGCCGGAACTTGAAGCAAGGTTAATTTTGACGCAAAAAGCCATTCGCAAAAATGACACATTCACAAGAGATTACAAAGCGGGTGTTAAAGACAATTTATTGTGCGGTGTGACATTGCTTAATTCCATATTGGACGATTTTGATGAAGCAGAAAGGGAACTTGAAGACTGATGGCAAGCGAAAAACTATTTGAAACCCGCGTGAAAAAATGGCTTCATACGATAGGCATTTACGCGGCGGGTACGCCGAAGAACAAAATGGAAGCGGTTGAAATAGGTTGGTTCTTCAAGGTGTGGGGCGGCGGGTATCAGAAAGCGGGAATTCCTGACTTGCTGATGTGTGCAAATGGATTCTTCATTTCGGTGGAGTTGAAAGCGGCGCAAGGGACGGCTTCCGAACTTCAAAAGATGAACACCGCCCGAATAAATACGGCGGGGGGAATTGGTATCATCCTTTACCCGGACGGTTTTGAAGAATTCAAAGAGATTATGAAAGGAGTGATACAATGCAATTCTCACATAGCCGCGTTGAATGCCATACGCAATGCCCGTACAAGTTCAAATTGCGCTATCTGGACGGGTTAAAGACCTTACCTAACGATGACCCGAACAACGCGTTATTACTTGGTACAGCAATGCACACGGGACTTGAAAAGGGCGTTGAAGCGGCAGTTGAACAATACGTCATGGGTTATCCGATTATTACTGATGACCACGAAAACGAGGTCATGAAGTTAGAACACCTGATACCCCTTGCCGCTGACCTGTTGCCGAAAGGCGGCGAGTTTGAAAGACTGATTTCGACGTCTGACTTCATCGGGTTCATGGACTACCTTGTTCCCACGGGGCGCGATACCTATGACCTGTATGATTTCAAGTATTCCAATAACGCGGCAAATTACCGTGAATCGGCACAATTGCACATTTATAAATTTTTCTTTGAACGTGCGAACCCCGGAAAGCGAATTGACCGCCTGTTTTACCTGATGATTCCCAAAGTGAAAATCAAGCGAGGTAAAAAAGAGGAATTGGGCGCGTTCCGGCAGAGAATTCAAACCGAACTGAACAAGATTGAACCCTTTTTAATGGAAGTTCAGTTTGACATGAACAAGGCAGTTGACTTCTTATTTGGCGTAAAACACGCCCTTGAAGACGTGACCCATGACCCGAACCGGGGTTATTTATGTAACTGGTGTGACTACCAAAATTATTGTGAAAAAGGAGAGGATTTCATGTTACTACCAAAAAATGAACGCCGCAATATTGAGAAGGTAAGCAAACGTACAATTTGGCTTTACGGTGCGCCTTTCAGCGGCAAGACCACGTTCGCAAACAAATTCCCTGACGTTCTCATGTTGAACACGGACGGCAACATTACATTCGTAGACGCGCCGTTCATCAAAATCGCAAACGAAGTTAAGGTTGAAGGACGCATGACCAAAACAACGCTTGCGTGGGAGATTTTCAAAGGCGCGATTGAGGAACTGGAAAAGAAGGACAATGATTTCAAAACCCTTGTCATTGACTTACTTGAAGACCTGTATGAGCATTGCCGCTTGTATATGTATCAGCAGATGGGTATTACCCACGAAAGCGATGATTCTTTCAGGGCTTGGGACAAGGTGCGAACTGAATTTCTGTCCACGATGAAACGCCTGATGAACCTTGATTATGAAAATATTATCCTGATTTCCCACGAAGACACGTCAAAGGACATTACCAAAAAGGGCGGGGACAAAATCACAGCAATCAAGCCCAATTTACAGGAAAAGACTTCAAACAAGGTTGCGGGTATGGTTCACATCGTAGCGCGGGTTATCGCTGACGGGGACGTTCGGACACTTTCTTTCAAGCAAAATGAAGTTGTGTTTGGCGGCGGTCGGCTGACCGTGACCCGAAATGAAATTCCGCTTGACCTTGGTGAATTCATGGCAATCTTTGACGAAGCGTCGAAGAACGCCGCACAGGGTAAGACAGGCAGACCCGCCCCCGCGCCTACTGAAAAGCCGCAGTCGAGCCGCAGAACAGCAAAGGTAAAGGAAGATACCCTCGCAGAGAAAACCCCGCCTACGGACGCACAGGACGCGCCACAGGGTAATGACAACGCAGAGGTTACACAGACCCCGCCCCCTGCTGATGAACCCGCTGACGCGCAGAAAGAACCCCCCGCAGATGAAGTCCCTGCTGATGTTGCTAAAGTTCAGGGAACAGCGTCAAGGCGCAGAAGCAAAGCACTTAATGAAGCGTTAGCAGAAACCACAGAAAAGCATACTGACCCCGAAGCAGAAGTTCAAGAAGCCCCGGCGAAAGAGCCGAAAAAAGCAGAGAACCCGCCCACTTCCCGGACGCGCAAACGTCGCGGCGAATAAAGCAAATTTTTTAACCGTCATGTAGACGGATAGTCAACACAGCGATACAATAACACCGATACGGTGAATTTTGAAAGGTAGGTAATTTATCATGGCAGAGAACAATTTGTGGGACAAGTTTGACAAGGCAGTTGACACGACAGGACTGGCGAACGACGTTAAGGACGCGGCAGAAAACGGGGCGAATTTCCGCGAAGTACCCCATGGCAGTTATGAAGTCGAGGTCAACAAACTGGAACTGGTTGAATCCAAAAAGGGTGACCCGATGGTGACGGTTTGGTTCAAGGTCGTAGATGGTGAATACAAAGGGTGCTTGATTTTCATGAATCAGGTCATCACGCAGGGCTTCCAAATTCACATCTGCAATGAAATCTTGCGGCAGATGACCGCCGAACTGGACGGATTCAACGTTGAATTCCTGACCTATAAGCAGTACGGCGAATTGCTGATGGACGTTCGCGAAGCCATTGACGGCAAGTTTGAATTCAAACTGGATTTTGCCGAAGGTAAAAAGGGATTCAGTACCTATTCCGTTGACGAAATCTATGTATTAGAGTAACCGCAAACCACGCGGCGGGTGACCTTACCCGTTACCCGCCGCATACATGGGGAACGTCCCGCAGTCATGCGGTGTTGGCGAATCGTGGGTTCAATTTCCGCCGTCCCCTTACTAATATTATGAACAGAAATGGCGGTGGTTATACATGATTTTTTATGATTTTGAGGTTTTCGCCTATAACTGGTTGGTTGTACTGATGAACACCGACAAGCGAGAAGAAACAGTAATAATTGATGACCCGGAAGAACTTGAACGCTTTCATTCGGAACATAAACGTGAAATTTGGGTGGGGTTCAATAGCCGCCATTACGACCAATACATTTTGAAGGCTATTCTTTGCGGGTTCAATCCAAAGCGGATAAATGATTTCATCATTGCGAAGGGTGAACCGGGGTGGAAGTTTTCAAGTTTATTGCGTCGCGTTCCCCTGAACAATTACGACGTGATGATGAATATTGACCGGGGCTTGAAATCCTTTGAAGGGTTCATGGGAAACAACATCAAGGAAAGTTCCGTTCCCTTTGACATTGACCGTGAATTGACGAAGCGTGAATTAGAAGAAACGGTTAAATATTGCCGTCACGATGTGGAACAGACGATGGAAGTATTCTTAAAGCGGACAGACAAATTTGAAGCACATAGGGGACTTGTACGCCTTGCGAGTGGCGCGAAAGCCCTCGACCTATCACTTATATCAATGACAGGTCCGCAGTTATCAGCGCGTATTCTTGGCGCGACACGACGGGAATATGACGATGAATTTAACATTAACTTCCCTTTCACTATGCGAATAGAAAAGTATACGGAAGTTTTGGACTGGTACAATGACCCGGAAAACCGTACATATCAACGTGACGGGCGCAAAAATCAGCTTGACATTATGGTTGCGGGTGTTCCTCACCAATTCGGTTACGGCGGTGTGCATGGAGCGTTAACCCAATATCACGGTAAAGGGTTCTTCTTGAACATGGACGTTGCTTCCCTTTATCCGTCATTGATGATTCAATACAATTTGCTTTCCCGGTCAGTTCGTGACCCGGCTAAATACGAAGAAATTTATCATGAACGGTTGCGTTTGAAGAAAGAAGGAAACCCGCTTCAAGCCGCTTTGAAATTGGTATTGAACAGCACATACGGCGTGATGAAGGATAAAACCAATGCCCTTTATGACCCTTTACAAGCGAACAAGGTTTGTATTTACGGGCAAATTCTTCTTCTTGACCTGATTGAACGACTTGAACCGCATTGTCAGTTGATTCAGTCAAACACAGACGGTGTTCTTGTGAGAATGCCCGATGGGACTGACCCGGACGAATGGTATTCCCTGATTGATGATATTGCTTGGGAATGGGAACAACGAACTTCCCTTGTCCTTGAATTTGAAGAATTCAAAGAAGTTTATCAAAAGGACGTGAACAATTATGTCATCATTCCCGATGGTGAATTGTTCGACGAGAGAGGAAAGCCCCGGTGGAAGTCAAAGGGCGCATATGTAAAGAAACTGTCCCCCCTTGACTATGACCTTCCAATCATCAATAAAGCGTTGGTTGATTACATGGTTCGTGGTATTCCCATTGAACAGACAATTAACGATTGTGATGACTTAAAAGAATTTCAGCTTGTCACTAAAATCAGCGGTAAATATACCCACATTCAGCACGGGGACAAACGATTGAAAGAAAAATGTATTCGGGTGTTCGCGTCTACGGACAACAGCGACGCGGGAGTTCAAAAAGTTCATGGCAAGACAGGTAGACCCGCAAAAATGCCGAATTCGCCGCTTCATTGTTTCGTTTACAACGATGATGTGAACGGGGTGAAAGTCCCGGCGAAACTTGATAAATCGTGGTATATCGCGCTTGCAAATAAAAGATTGGGGGATTTTGGAATATGATTGTTAAACGTTATGAAATTGAGTTCAAGACCCGCGTGACCAAAGTTCAGAAGATGGCGCACGTCATCGCCCGGACAAAGGTTGAAGCGAAACGAGTTTTGGCAAGCCGCGAAGCAAGCCCTATTATTCAATGGGTTGGTGAGATTGCGGAAATTGATGTTCCTGACGGTCGGTTCGGTGGTGGCTACGTTGAAAAGACCGAATTTGTGAAAAAGGGGTGAACCGTAATGACTGACCTTTATCATTGTTGCCGATGGTGTAAATGGTTCAGCGGCGGGAAATGCACGAACGAACAGGCTTTTGACGCACTGGATGACAATGTTCTTTACCCCTTTTGGGAAAATGGCAATTTGTCAGAAGCAATTAAAGAAGGGTTCAAAGATTTCAAATTCGATGAACTGGAAACCGCTTTAATTGAAAGTAAACTTTCAAAGAAACGCGTCACAGAAATCATGAAGTTGTTCGGTGAAGAACTTGAATCCGCTTTTATGAATTGGACGGAAAGTATTGACGGTTCTGTTTCAACCGCGCTGACTAATTACGATTTTGGGCGTGATGATGGTGTTTCGATTAAAGACCCATCTGACTTCCATTGTAAATTCTTTTTGTAAAGGGGTGTGAAATATGAGCAATCCAAAGTTTAATTCAGAAGGTTATCATGACCCGACCGCTTATGAAGCCCTAAAACCAATCATTAAGGACGATTCTATTCAGCAAAAACGCGTGAATGAATTGGTGTTCGTGTTGAAATACATAGTCGATAAAGCGGGTTTTGAAATAGTGAATCGGGTTGTCCTTAAAGACAAGAAGTCAGGAAAGGAATACAGATGATGAATAACCCTTTCGATTTTTATAATAAATTCTTTTGGTGAAGGGGGGGGGCAATTGTTACAAGATAATTTACAAAGGGGGTGCGGAAATTGTTCTTTCGGGGTTATGTGGTAACGCAAAATAAGACGTGTATTGAAAAGTTCAAAGGCGTTGAAAATCTTAAAACCTATGAACAGGTTCAATCACTTCCCGAATTCGCCGGGATATTAGACGAAAACACGATTTTGATTGACATTGACGATTTTGAACAAAGTGAAATTTTGTTCAAAATCGTTGAAGCGCAAAATTTGAATTGCCGCGTTTATAAAACGACGCGGGGTAAACATTTCCTATTTAGGAATACGACGGTTGCGAACAACAGGACAAAAGCGACATTGGCGGTCGGGTTAAAATCTGACATTAAACTTGGTAAGAAAAATTCATATTCCATTTTGAAGTTCAACGGAAAAGAACGGGAAATCTTGCGCGACGTGCAGGGTGACGAAGCTGACCCGTTGCCGAAATGGTTAATTCCCGTGAAGGGCAATACTGATTTTATCGGCATGGAGCAAGGGGACGGGCGCAATCAGGCGTTATTCAATTACATTTTGACCCTGCAAAGTGAAGATTTTACCAAAGAGGAAGCGCGGGAATGTATCAGGCTTATCAATCAATATGTCCTGACCGTTCCCCTATCCGAAAGTGAATTGGACGTTGTATTACGGGATGACGCTTTTCAAAAGCCCGTATTTTTCAAAGGTTCAACGTTCCTGTTTGATAAATTCGCCATGTTTTTGAAAAATAACATTCACGTTGTAAAGATTGATAGTCAGCTTCATTTTTACGACAGCACGACGGGCATTTATATCAGTGGTCAAAAACGATTCGGCGCGGAAATGTTGAAACACATTCCCCAACTGAACCGGGCAAAGCGCAAGGAAGTATATGACTATTTAGACGAAATCATTGTGGACGATGTGCAAAGCACGGAAGCCAACTTAATTTCGTTCAGGAACGGGGTTTATAACATCGTGACGGGCGAATTCAAGCCGCATAGCCCCGAACACGTCATTTTGAATCGTATTGATTGGGACTATAATCCGAACGCCAAAAGCGAAATTGTTGACAATGTGCTTGATACGGTGAGTTGTAAAGACCCACAAATTCGCGGCTTGCTTGAAGAAGTGGTCGGGTACTGTTTTTATCGGCGAAATGAACTTGGAAAATCGTTCGTACTGACCGGGGAAAAGGATAACGGTAAATCGACGTTCCTTGACATGATTAAAACCATGTTGGGGGACAAAAACATAACCGCCCTTGACCTTGCGGAAGTGAATGAACGGTTTTCCACGGCTGAACTTCATGGAAAACTTGCCAACGTCGGTGACGATATAGGCGATGAATTCATACCCAACACAGGGGTTTTCAAGAAGTTGGTCACAGGCGAAAGGTTAAAAGGTGAGCGAAAAGGGCAAGACCCGTTTTTCTTTCAATCTTACGCAAAACTACTTTTCAGCGCGAATAATATTCCCCGGCTTGGGCGCGGAAAGGACAGCGCGGCGATTGCGAAGCGGTTAATCATCATTCCGTTCGACGCAAAGATTGACCGCAATTCCCCGGACTTCAAACCGTACATAAAATATGACCTACACAAACCGGAAGCAATGGAATATCTGATTTTGTTAGGCTTGGCGGGATTGAAACGGGTACTTCATTTTAATAAGTTTTCCGAATGTTCAAAGGTTCAAGGCGCGTTGAACGAATACGAAGAAACCAACAATCCGATTCTTGGATTCTTCCGTTCATTTGATGTTTCTGAAATCATGAATCAGCCGACGAATGAGGTTTACCGAAAATATCAAGAATTTTGCATTCGGGATAATCTTCAACCGCTATCCAACATTGAATTCAGCCGACAAGTGAAGCGGCACTTTGACATTGAAATTGCAGACAAGAAAATTCAGGGTAAGAAATACCGAGTATTTATAGAAAGGACGGGGGCGAAATGAACAACGTTGAACAGTTTGAAATTGAATGGCGGCGGTTGTTAATAAAGAACCTTCAACCGCTTTTGACCAAATTAAATAAAGCGGCAGACGGTGACATTCAAGCGGTGATTGACCGTCAATCTGAAATTCGTGAGTTATACCCTACGCAAGAAGACGCACATGAAGCATTCGGGCAAGGGTGGATTACAGAAGACGAATACCGTTCTATTGTTGAAATGCTTGAAACGGAAACCGTGACACATGCGACAGCCGCACGGGATGAATTAAAAAGCCTGATGAATCGTTATCGGCGAGAAATAAAAGATTTTGAATTTGAAGCCCTGCCCGAAGCTGAAAAACAGCGTATACGGGAACAGCAGGAGCAACACAGGCAAGAACATGAAAGGGGAATGAAATTATGGCGAGAAAAACAAAATTAACTGACGCGGTGCTTGGGTTTATCGTGGGTGACGCTTTGGGTGTTCCCGTGGAGTTCAAAACCCGCGCTGAACTTGATGAAAACCCCGTTGTTGATATGCGCGGGTTCGGGACATATAATCAGCCGCCCGGAACGTGGAGCGATGACAGCAGCATGACCCTTGCAACGATTGACGCGCTGAATCAAACAGATTGGAACGCTTGCCCTGAATTGGCGTTTGACCTCTTTCAAGAATGGTTTTTTCATGGTGAATATACGCCTTATGGTCAGGTGTTCGACGTTGGAAATACTACACGGAAAGCTCTGTCAACCGGGCGTAGTTGTGATGACGAGCAGGACAATGGAAACGGTGCGCTTATGCGAATGTTACCCCTTGCCTTTCTTCCCGTGAGGATAAAGAAAAAATTGGACTATGCGAGTGAATACGCGGCTTTGACGCACGGGCATGAATTGAACCTGTTGGCGTGTGAATTCTTTGTGGAAGTGGTTGACACT